GACCCTACGCCAGATTTATCCAGTTCTGCTTTCCAGAATCTTTCATCTGCTCCACCAGAAGATGAGTTCATCTTCTCTACTTCTTTTACCAATCTATCGGTAAGAGAACCCAGTTTGGATTGCTTTCTCAGTTTGTCAAAAGACATTTAGATTACCTCGTATTTGTTGAGATTTGGCTTGTGTGTATCCAGTATACTTGAGTCACCTTGCAGTGTCAAGTACTAAATCCTTTAAGGATTTTTTTGTATGTGAATACATCTATATTTAGGAAGGGAGAATACTTTTTCATTCTAGTAGACGTCACCTTCCAGATAGGATCATCTAGTTTCTTATCAAAATTATTTTTATATCCTAGTATCCTATCTAAGATTAACATAGTCTCTAAAGATATATTACCTTGAAGATGTTTCTTTAAAAGTTGAGGGTGTCTACCTCCCTCTATACTAAACAGTTTATCAAAATCATTACCACATATATTAGAATCTACTTCTTCTTTAAAAACATAAGAAAGTGATTGAACTTTCCTACACCACTCCTTATAATTACTGTCTCCATGTTTCATAAGATCACCAATCCATAGTGTCTCAGGGTCACTACATGACACAAAGTTTGCTACAAAAAAATCTTCTACTTCCTTTTCAGTCTTCTTCCTACACATCTTCTCAAACCAGAACCTATCCTTCCTCTTATAAAAAGCTTCAACTGTTGCTCTGGTTCTACCATTATATTTGTGATAGTCATAAGAGTCTCTAGTAAAATGATTTTTGAGTGCAAGATAAATCTTATAGCAATCAAAGGGCATCATTAAAATATAGGTAGTTTAGCTCTAGATGTTCTCTTTAAAAAATTAAGTTCTTGTGCTTGATACTTAATCTTTTCCTTTAATGGTTTAGGTATAAGTTTAGGAACTGATTCTAAGTCTATACTATTCTGATCACAAAAATGAATGATAGCATCAATGTAATTCATATTTTTATTATCCAAAACAAGTTGCTCTATCTCTTGAGCAAACCTAGCAGGACAAAAGAATTTCTTTTCTAATACCTTTTCTAATTCATTGTCCATCAATTTACGTCCCAGTGTGGTTAGATACAAACTCTTTAATATAACGAACTAGAAGTTTAATATAATCTTCTTTGTTCCTTTTGTCAAATACTTTTACTTCACCATTGGGAGTTACCATAATGGTGATAAGTTTAGTGACTGGTATATCTGTTAACTCATAGTAGGCAGCAGCATAGAACATCTCCTGCACAAAGTAATTCTCCAACCACTTCTCTGGTTTCATCTTGGTTGAAGTTTTAAAATCTATGACTGCTAACTCACCATCATACTCCGCTATACAATCAACCCTACCAGCAAGACCAAGGTATTCTGAGTAGAGTGTCCTCTCTATAGCGTGTATGTTATTTATCTTGTCTAGATATGGTGTAGCATGATGGAACATAAACTTAGTTGCTGGCATATAATCATCCCAGTTAAGTTCTCTGTTCTCTAGATATGCCTGTGCTGCCTCATGATAGTCAGTACCACGAGCAGTTGCCTTCTTGGTTATCTTATTAGCTTCTGCTTCTCCTACTCTTCTACGCCAATCAATAAAGATCTGTCTGTTATAAAAAGATGTTACTGATGTAATAGATGGAACCCACTTACCACTAGGAAGTTTATACAACCTACAACCAGGAGTTTCTCTTTTATCTAATTCAAGATCACCTAAGAAATTACAATGGGTAAAACTCATAAATTCAATTCCATTTTAGACAGTAGATATTCTTTACACAATCCTGACCTTACTATATCTTCCACACCAAATTCAATGATGTCTACTGATGGCATGATCCTAAGGATATTCATGAAGTCATGAATACCATTCCTTTCATTCTGTTTAATTAAGTCAGTCTGAGTAGCATCTCCACAGAACATAATCTTGGAGTCTGTACCTATCCTTGTTATTATACTATCTAACTCATGAAAATTCAAGTTCTGGAATTCATCTACTATAACAATAGCCTTATCTAAAGTAGTACCCCTAATGAATGAGGTGCTCCAGAATCCAATAGTCTCCTGTGCTTTAAGGTTGCCATACAACATCTCAAAGTCTGCCTCACTAGGCATCTCAAACATATACTTAACCATATTCTTATATGGTATCTGATATAGGTAAGACTTATCCTCATGGTCACCAGGTAAGAATCCAATCTCCCTAGTGGCAACAAGTGACCTTACAATATAGATCTTATCATATGGAGTAGAAGTATTTAAAACATCAGCCAATGCTTTATAAAGAGTGATAAATGTTTTACCTGTTCCTGCTGCACCATAAGCAACCAAGTTCTTACCTGTATCATAGGAATCAAACAAAGCTTTCTGATTATCTGTAAGGGCTTCTACGTCCCTTAACATATCAGTATTAATAGGTTTCTTTCTTTTCATCTGTTTAGATGTTAATCCAACACCAATAGGTTGGTCCCCATTCTTCTTCTTTCTTGGCATAATTATAAAGAGAAAGGCTTCACAGTTGCACCAGGCATCTTGGATGCCTTACGTAATACATCATTCCAACCTGGATTCTTTCTCACCAGTTTCTCTTGCCACTCTCCCACTTCTCCTACGCCAGCACATCCCTGACTCCAATCTTTATCCCAGTCAGGATTCTCTTCTCTCCATTTTTCATATGCAGTCATAGACATAGAGAGTGTTTGTGTATCTCCAGTCTTGAGATTTTTCACAGGGTATGTTGGCATAGGTAGATAGTTGTGTAGTTTTATTTAGACCCACCCAAGGGCTTCAGCAACAATAGGAAACTGTTCATTGAAAATTGTTCTACAATTCTCAGCAATTTGCATATGTTCTTTCTGTGTTCCATGAGCAGAACGTAGGTTGATGTAGTGTATCCACGACCTCACAGAACCAGTCATGTATAGTTTAGTAGGTGTGGCAAGTGGTAGGACAAACCTAGCACACTCCTTAGCAACACCATCCTTTAACATGTTTTGGTACAACCTCATTCCTTGCTTGAAATGTTGTTGCATCTTTCTATTATAATGATTGATCTTTCTCTGATCCATATCATCAGTAGAATTCTGACGGTTCTTTAAGTCTTGTCTACGTAGTTCAGGCAAAGGAATCTCATCAGCAAGCAGACTACTATCAGCATACCGTTGTGAAAACTCTTGGTATGTGAATGATCTGTGCCTTAATATCTGTGCAGCAAGACCACGAGTGGTCTCAATCTCCACAGTCATGTGTGCTTGTTCAAATACCGACCAGTGACCATGCTTTATGCAATACTTTAGCAATCCAGCCACGTTTGGGTTGTCTTGGTTCTTCGGGTTGCTCACCCTCGCCACGTACCCCATCGTTTCCTCTGCTTTGGGTGTGACTGTTATCAGTTTCACTTGTTGCATTATTTTTCTTCAGTAATTTTTTTATATACTTGGCGTACTTTACCTCTTCCTTAGTATACCACCCTGGGTTCTTTTTTGCAAGCTTTATTATTTTCTTCGCACTCTTTCTCTTATCCTTCCTCTGACTCTCTTCCACTAACATATAACTGCGGTGTAACTAGGTATTTATGCGACTTCCAGACACAAAAAATCCTGGAAAAAATTTTCCAGGATTCATGAAACCACTATGTGATTTTTGTTTATGCTGTTACTAACTTCTTAGTAACTTTGACACCACGATACATTAGATCATGGTTCCTTGTCTTCTGAGCCTCGTCAAGGATTAACTTGCGATACTCTTCAGTGTCGTACTTGACACCACGGTAAGTGACTTGTGCCATTGGCGTGTCCTCTGGATAGGGTGGATAAAACCCCGTTCCTTCAGTCGGCATTTGCGTCCCACTCACAATGAGGTGTCTCCTCTATCACTACGCTGATCATCTCAGCTCGTGTCTCTTCTTCTATCTTAAACTCATTCATCTTATCTAAAAGAATCTGAGCATCAATACAAGTAAAGGTAGTTGCAATAACTGCTAGATGAAACATGGGATGAACGTATCCGTTCCGTGTCGGCTTACTTGCGACCCTTCTGGGTTGAACGATTGTGTTAATATTAACACAGGTATATTATATAGTCAAGTAAAAATGTGTAATTCAATACAATTTAATAATATCTTAACCTTTTGGTGGTTCTGGTGGTGTTGCAGAAGGTTTCTTTCTCTTCTTTCTCTTGGGTGGTGCTGCATTCCATAGATTAGGTCTTGTTGTACCTTGTGTTGGCTTCAACCACTTTAATCCTTTCTTATACTTGTCATAATAATGATCAAATATTTCTACCTGACCAGAACCCATAGCAATATCATAAGTTTCTTTACCCTCAACCTCATACTGAACAAGGTAAGCAGTGTAAGGTAACTTCCTATCATCTGCTAACTTAGGATCACATTTCTCATGAATTATATTCATGAGCGACCAC